TCGTTCTGGAAGAACTGCAGGTAATAGATATTTAACTAATTGGAATCAATTTCATCAATTAAGATTATACGCTCGTGGAGAACAAAGTGTACAAAAATATAAAGATGAATTATCTATCAATGGTGATTTGTCTTATCTTAATTTAGATTGGCAACCAGTTCCTATTTTATCTAAATTTGTTGATATAGTTGTAAATGGTATATCACAAAAAAGTTATGATATAAAAGCTTACGCTCAAGATCCTGAGTCAGTAAAAGCTAGAACTAAATATGCTTCTAAAATACAAGAAGATATGATAGCTAGAGATTTTTTAGAAGGATTAAAAGATAGTTTAGGTATAGATTTATACCAAAGTCTTGATCCAGCTAGTCTACCAGAATCACCAGAGGAGTTAGAATTACACATGCAATTGTCATATAAACAAAGTATAGAAATAGCAGAAGAAGAAGCTATATCAGCTGTGTTTGCTCAAAATAAATACGACCTTATAAGACGTAGGTTAAACATGGATTTAACAGTGTGTGGTATTGCAGCTGCTAAAACTAATTTTAATACAGCAGAAGGAATTACAGTTGATTATGTAGATCCTGCTTATATGGTTTATTCTTATACAGAAGATCCAAACTTTGAAGATATATACTACGTAGGCGAAGTTAAGTCTATAACAATAGCTGAACTTAAAAAAGAGTTTCCAGATATTAGTAATAAAGAATTAGAGCGTATACAAAAAATGCCCGGCAATAGACAGTACCTAACTGGTTGGGGCGATTATGATGAGAACACAGTACAGGTTATGTATTTTGATTATAAGACTTATCAAAATCAAGTATTTAAAATAAAACAAACTGATCAAGGATTAATGAAAGCTTTAGAAAAAGATGATTCATTTAATCCACCAGAAAGTGATAACTTTGAAAGAGTATCTAGGTCAATAGAAGTATTATATAGTGGCGCAAAAGTACTAGGTACAGATACAATTTTAAAATGGGAAATGGCAGAGAACATGTCAAGACCTTTAGCTGACACAACTAAAGTAGAAATGAATTATTCTATTTGTGCTCCTAGAATGTACAAAGGTAGAATAGAATCACTTGTAGGTAAGTGTATTGGCTTTGCTGATATGATACAACTTACTCATTTAAAGCTACAACAAGTTATGTCTAAAATGGTACCAGACGGTGTTTATTTAGATATGGATGGCTTAGCTGAAGTTGACTTAGGTAATGGCACAAACTATAATCCAGCAGAAGCATTAAATATGTATTTCCAAACTGGTTCTATTGTGGGTAGATCACTTACTCAAGATGGCGACATGAATCCTGGTAAAATTCCTATACAGGAATTAAACAGCTCTAGTGGGCAAGGTAAAATACAAGCACTAATAAGTACTTATCAGTATTACTTACAAATGATACGTGATGTAACTGGTCTTAACGAAGCTAGAGATGGTAGTACACCAGATAAACAAACGTTAGTAGGATTACAAAAGATAGCGGCTAACGCATCTAATGTAGCAACTAGACATATTAAGCAAGCTAGCTTATACATAACTCTTAGAACAGCAGAAAATATAGCTTTAAAAATAGCAGATGCTTTAGAATTTCCTTTAACTGCGGAATCTTTAGTTAATAGTATATCTAATTATAACGTAAATACTTTAACAGAAATAAGTAATCTAAACTTGCATGACTTTGGTATATTCTTAGAATTAGAACCAGATGAAGAAGAACGACAACAATTAGAGCAAAATATTCAAGTAGCATTACAATCAGGCGGTATTGATTTAGAAGATGCTATAGATTTAAGACAAATTAAAAATCTTAAATTAGCTAATCAAATGCTTAAAATAAAAAGAAAACGAAAAGCTAATCAAGAACAAGAAAATGCCTTAGAGCAATCTCAAGCTCAAGCAGATGCTCAAGCTGGTGCTGCTGAAAAAATAGCAATGTCAGAAGTACAAAAGCAAGAAGCTATATCAGGTTCTAAAGTTCAATTTGAAAAAGCTACTAATCAAATGGAGATAGAACGTATGCAGTTAGCTTCTCAGTTAGAAATGCAAAAAATGCAAACACAACATCAGTTCGACATGCAGTTAAAGCAAATGGACATGGAGGCAACTGGTAAAAAAGAGCAAGAAATAGAAAATAGAAAAGACAAGCGTATAAAATTAGAAGGTACGCAACAAAGTAAAATGATCGCTCAAAGAAAAAACGATAGTGATCCTATAAACTTTGAACTAGAAGGAGCACAACCTGCTCAGCCTAGTCCTCAGATTTAAATTTTTATTAATTATTTAATTATATTATATTATGTCAGAAATTAAAACAAATGAACCTGTTAAACAGGAAGGAGACTTTAAAGTAAAGTCTAAGCCAAAAAAAATGAAGCAATTAGGTGACCCAAAACAAGAAATTGTTAAAGTTAACATTAAAGAACCATTAGTAGAAATACCTAATGATGTTATTAAGGTAACAATACCTAACGAAGCAGTTAAAACAGAAAAAACTAATGCCATTCAAATCGGAGAAACAAAGAAAGTATCTGTGGAAGAACCATCCGGAGATAGCGCAAAGGTGGGAGAACCTATACAAAAGTCCGACGAGGATGTTGAAGGGTTTTCTCCAATCAAAGAAATAACTGAAGAAGAAGTAAAGCAAGTTACTAAAGAAGTAAAAGAAGCTATTAGAGATGAAAAGGTTTTAGGTAAAGCATTACCTGAAAACATTGAGAAACTAGTGGATTTTATGGAAGAAACTGGTGGTACTATAGAAGATTACACTAGACTTAATGCAGATTATTCTAGCATTGATGAAAATGTTTTATTAAAAGAATATTACAGAAAAGCTAAACCACATTTAGATTCTGAAGAAATAGATTTTATAATGGAAGAAAACTTCCATTTCGATACAGACCTTGACGAAGAGCGTGACGTCAAAAAGAAAAAACTCGCTAAAAAAGAAGAGATTGCTAAAGCCAAAAGCTTTTTAGAGGAAACGAAAAAGAAATATTACGACGAAATCAAGTTGAGACCCGGCGTAACTCAGGAACAAAAAAAAGCAACAGATTTTTTCAATCGCTATAGTAAAGAACAGCAGCAAGCTGAGCAACAACATGATGTGTTTAAACAAAGTACTAAAGAACTTTTCAACAACGATTTCGAAGGTTTCGATATTAAAGTTGGTGAAAAAAGATTCAAGTATAATATTAAAGATGTAGATAAAGTTGCAGAAAACCAATCAAATATTAACAACCTAGTCGGGAAGTTCTTAGACACTGAAGGTAATGTTACTGATACAAAAGGTTATCACAAAGCTATATATGCCGCTGACAATGTAGATAGAATTGCAACTCATTTTTATGAGCAAGGAAAAGCTGACGCAGTTAAAGAAGTGGTGAACAAGTCTAAAAACTTATCACCTATAAAAGCTAGAACCCAACAAGGTGAAGTTTTTGTAAACGGATTTAAAGTGAAATCAATTTCTGGTGCTGATTCTTCTAAATTAAAAATCAAAACAAGAAAATTTAACTAAAAAAAATTAAACAATTATGAGTTTAAATCCACAATTTGGTTCTATTGTACCAAGTCCGATTCAGACTCCATCTCCTTCTGCTTATTTAGCATTTAACGGTGGAGCAAATGACTTTGCACAACAATATTTACCAGAAATTTATGAACAAGAAGTAGAAAGATACGGAAACCGTACTCTATCTGGATTCTTAAGAATGGTTGGCGCTGAAATGCCAATGACAAGTGATCAAGTAATTTGGTCAGAACAAAATAGATTACATATATCATATGACAACTGTGGCGTAGCTGCAGCTGCTGGTGGTAATAATCAATCTGTAGTTTTAATTGGTGGCGGAGCAACTGCTACTAATGTAATCTCTATTAATGATACTGTTGTACTTTTAGATCCTGTTTCAGGAGCTGAAGCAAAAGGTATTGTTGTAGCTAGAGCTGCTGGTGCTGGTGGTGTTGGAACTGTTACAGTTCAACCATTTGCTAACGCAACATTTGCTGCACAAGGAATTACTATAACTGCAGGTGGAGCTGCTGGAGCAATTAAAATGTTCGTATACGGTTCTGATTACACTAAAGGAACATCTATTGGAGCAGGAGTAGGAAACTCTGCTGCTAGAATTAGTATTGATCCTTCTTTCACACAATTTTCTAACTCACCAGTTATCATTAGAGATCAGTACGTAGTTACTGGATCTGATATGGCTCAAATCGGTTGGGTTGAAGTTGCTACTGAAGATGGAGCTACAGGATACCTATGGTATTTAAAAGCTGAATCTGAAACTAGATTACGTTTCGAAGATTACTTAGAAATGGCAATGGTTGAAGGTGAATTAAACGCTAACGCTGGTGGTGCTGCAGGTTCTTACGATGCTGCTAACTTACCAGGTACACAAGGTTTATTTGCTGCTGTTAGAGCAAGAGGAAATGTAGAAGTAGGATTTACTGCATCTGCTGGACTTGATGATTTTGACGCAATACTTAAAAACTTAGATACTCAAGGAGCTATTGAAGAAAACATGTTATTCTTACAGAGACAAACATCTCTTGATTTTGACGATATGTTAGCTTCTATCTCTGGCGGATTCGCTGGTGGAACTGCTTTCGGTTTATTCGAAAATTCAGAAGAAATGGCTTTAAATCTTGGATTCTCAGGATTTAGAAGAGGTTCTTATGATTTCTATAAAACTGATTGGAAATACTTAAATGATGCTTCTACTCGTGGTGGTATCGTAGGTATTAGTTCAATCGAAGGTGTATTAGTTCCTGCTGGAACAAGTACAGTTTACGATCAAATCTTAGGTACTAACATTAGAAGACCTTTCTTACACGTAAGATATAGAGCTTCTCAAGGTGACGACAGAAGAATGAAATCTTGGTTAACTGGTTCTGCTGGTGGTGCATTTACTTCAACTCTTGATGCTATGGAAGTTAACTTCCTATCTGAAAGATGTTTAGTAACTCAAGCTGCTA